CAGGAGCAACGCTTGTGGCAAATTTGCCAAAAGCGTCTGGGGACGACAAGCCACCATCACGGGCGGGACGCCACCTGAATCCCACGCAGCTCGGCTTCGTCGGCGCTGAGGTGGAAGAGTACTACGCGATCGAGGCGAGGAAGCGCCAGGCGCACGGCATGACAGCTCCCGGAGCAACGCTTCTGGCCCATGGGCCAGAAGCGTTCGGGGGCGACACCAAGAAGGGCAACGCTCGCGACCACGCTGCCGAGGCCATCGGCACCAGTTCACGCGGGATCGCCCGGGCTAAAAAGCTGAAGCAGCAGGCAGCACCCGAGATCGTGTCAGCCTGCATCGACGGGACACTTCGAGCCCGTGACGCTGTCGGAATCTTGGATCTGACGCACGACGAACAGCGCCAGTGTCTCGAGGCCGTCCAGCAGGGCCAAGCCCGCACCGTCACCCGAGCCCGGAAAGCGACACCCGCCCAACCTGAATCACGTTGGACACCCGAAGAGTTACTCCTGAAGGGGAAGATGGACGCGGGCGAAACAGTCGTGGTGAACCAGAAGCGCCACAAGTCCCTCATCGCGTGGGCACAGTCAGAGCGCAGGTACATTAGGATCGATCGGAACACCAAGTGGGGCAACCCCTTCCTTCTGGGCCCGGACGGTGACCGTGATGAGGTGTGCGAGCTCTACGGTCAACAGTACCTCCCACACAAGCGCTCCCTACTCCGGGCCCTGGACGAACTGCGAGGCATGGCCTTGGGTTGCTGGTGTCAGCCCGAACGATGCCACGGACACGAACTGCTCCGGGCTCTCGAGGAGGTGACCGATGGCTGATCTCGATTTTGTGTTCCTGGGTCAGACCGTCCCAACCAAGCGAGTCAAAAGCGACCTCGTCCAGGTCTGCGCTGCCGGGTACAGTCCCACCACACACACTCTCCATCGCATCTACCCGCTCCCTGTCAGGTTTGGCGGTCAGCGATGGCAGCGCTACACCATCCCAGTCGAACGCAGCACGACAGACAGCAGGCGAGAGTCGTTGAAAATCAGCTCAGACCACAGGCGCACCAACCTCGAACTTCTCCCCAGCGACCTGACGCCACATGGTAAGGTCGATCGCGTCAAGGCACTGCGCGACCTTCAGCGCATGGTCGCGCCATCCATTGCGTATCTGAATGACGGTAAGTGCTCTCTCGGGCTGATCCGACCCAACCACCTGCGAGGCTATTGGCAGTGCAACCCCGAGCACGCGCCACTCCTGGATCAAGCTGACCTCTTCTCTGGGCATCGTCGCGACATCACGAAGCGCGGGCGAGAGCACTGGGCCCGCGTGGCTTTCGACGACGGCCACCAAGAACACGACATGATGCTGAACGCATGGGACGTGTACGAGTGGCACCGGAAGCACGCCAGCACGAACCCGCTTGACAGCTTGTGGGGGAGGCTAGGATTTGAGAGTGATCAGCATGATCACCTTCTGCTGATCGGGAACATGCACCGCATTCGCAACCGCTGGCTTGTGATTGCTGTGCTACAGTACAAGCGCGAGGCAGTAGCACCAACACACTACCCACTCCTAGACTTTATCGAGGGCTCAGCAGCATGACACAGCAGCACATCAAGACAGAGGTACGCTACTGCGAGCGCCGTGGGTGCCTCGTGCTCGACTACTGGTTTCGCACCGAGAGCGGGCAGCTCACCCGGCACACCAGGAAGCCCAACCCACAACCAGGGACGCTGTGGAAGGTAGCGAACGCGAAGAGAGGAGGTCGACAATGACACTCACACCCGACGAGCTCAAACGGATCCGACGCGAGCAGGGGATCGACGCGCACACGATGGCGCTCCGTCTCGGGATCGCTGAGTCGTTCTATGCTCTTGTTGAGGCTGGCCAACGGCGCATACCAGCACGCTGGATCGACGGGCGCTACTGGCTGTTTCGTAACTACACCAGTGTAGCCAGGAGGCAGCGATGACACGTCTCGAACTCGGGCTCCCCTGGCCACCAACCGTGAACCACATCTGGAAGCGGGGCAACCGTCGTACCTACCTGACCGCGAAAGGGAATCAGTGGTACACCGCTGCTGTGGAGTCTATCCATGACCAACTGTGCTCCTCCTGGCCTGTCGTTTGTGAAGAGCGTGTGCGCGTCTCGATCCGACTCCACCCACCCAACCGGCGAAAGTGGGATCTCGACAACCGGACGAAGTGTGTGCTGGACGCCCTGACGAGAGCAGGCGTTTGGCTAGACGATGAACAGGTCGACGAGCTCCACCTGACACGGTGCTCGCTCGACCCCAACAAGCAGGGCTTCGCCCTCGTGACCGTGGAGGTGCTGCCGTGACACCCGAAAAACTGAGCCAGCGCCTCCACCGAGAGGCCCGCGAGCTTCAGCAGATCTACCACCAACTGATCGGAGTCGGAACGCTTCGAGCAGCTCACCGCGTCCTGGTCGTTCGTCGAACCATCGGCGACCTCGCCAACCAGGCGCTCAAACTCGAGACGGAGGAGGCCGACAGTGAACCGACTGAGTGAGACGACGGCAGCGATTTTCCTACTCGCCCTCGCGTTCGTCCTGGTGGCCACCATCGTGCTGTTTACGCTCGTGATCGCGGTGCTCCCATGATCGCCGAGTACCTGTTCCAGCGTCAGCAGTCCGAAGCGTTTCAGCCCGGCGATCGTGTGCGCTCGCGGCGTCCGTTCATTCCGGGCGGCAAGTGTCTGAACGGCGTGGTCCAGGAGACGTTCACCCCGAAAGCACCGCGCCGATCTCGCTGCCCCACGATCCCGCGCTACCTCGTTGTGTGGGAGGACCGCACCTTCGGTTGGTACGTCCGTTTTGACCTTGAGCGCAGACCCAGCCCACGCGACCAGCACACGTTCCAGTTTTAGCCCAGGCTAAAAAAAAGTTGACACCACATGCTGTGGTGTGCAACGTATACCCTACCAGCATAGGGTACAGGGCACATGACATGGGACAGCGTGAGTGGCACAGGCAGGACGGCGAAACGGCCAAAGCCTTCGAGGCTTTCTGTGCATACCTGCACCTGGGATCCCAGCGCTCGATCGATCTGGCCTGGCAGACACAGCGCGGGCGCGATCCAGCTACAGCCCCTAGAGCCCCAGGCTACTGGGGGCAGTGGTCTCGAGACTATGGCTGGGTGGCCCGAGCTGCCGCCTTCGACGCCTGGATTGCAGGTCAGGCCCAGCAGCAGACAGCCGACCTCACGACGCAGATCGTCACACGTGCCAAGCGCGCGAGCCTCAAAGCAATTTCCAAAGTCGACGCCAGCTTGGACGACGCCCAGGAGATGGCCGATCTCACACGCGCCCTCAACTCTCTCACCGCTGCGATTCAGCGACTACAGCCGCAGGATCAGACGCCTACCGTCTCCCAGATCGTGGTGTCGTTCGATGAGTAGCGCAGCACTCCATCCCAGGCCCGTGCTCAACTGCACGATCCCCTATAAGCCCCTACCCCACCAGCGCAGGTTCCACGACGACCGGACCCCCTACCGGCTCCTTCGTGGTGGCGTCGGCTCTGGTAAAACTCTAGCAGGTGCCGCCGAGTCGATCCGGCTCGCCATCGCAAACCCACAATGTGACGGGCTGATCGTCGCTCCTACTTGGGGCATCCTGCACCGCACCACGCTGAGAACGTTCGTCCAGCTCCTACCGAAGCCACTGCTGGCCAGGCAGGCCAAATCCGAACGCTACCTCCAACTGGTGAACGGCTCTCGAGTGTACTACGGCAGCGCTGACCGCCCTGACACGCTCGAAGGCGCAAACCTCGCGTGGGCGTGGGGTGACGAAGGCCGCTACTGGTCACGCGAGGCATGGCAGATTCTCATAGCTCGCGTTCGTGCTCCGTCAGCTCAGCACCGTTCGATCGTCGTCACGTCGACCCCAAGCATGAACTGGCTCTTCGACGTATGGGGCGAACAGCGCATTGGCTACGCCGACCACAACGCATCGACCGCCGACAACCCCTACCTCCCAGCCGAGTACGACGCAGCGCTTCGGCGCTCCTACTCCGAGGCGCTGTATCGCCAGTACGCTGGCGGTGAGTGGGGGATCGGTGAGGGGCAGGTGTTCCCCGAGTTCGACACCGCGATCCACTGCTGCCCCGGCCTGACACCAGGCACCAACGCCACGGTGGATCTCGCGATCGACCTCGGCGTCAGGAGGCCCGCTGTCGTTTACCTTCAGGGCTATAACCGTGACAGCCGCTGCCCAGTGCACACGGACAACACTGAGTGTGTCCATGTCGTCGGTGAGTTCCTGCCGAACGACTGCCCCACCTACCAACTCGCATGGGAAATCCGATACGACCTACAGCGCCGAGGCTGGCTCCCTGGGATTGTCTACATCGACCCAGCCGGGGCGAACAGGGACATACAGACGGGACGTCGTGACGTGGAGGTGCTCGAAGGCGCGGGCTTCCGTGTCGAGTACAGCCACGATCCCGTGATGCGCTCCGTCGGTGTCGGCACCGAACATCTGCGGGCGCTCCTTCGTCCTGTGGAGGGCTCGCCCAAACTCTACATTGACTCGCACCTGTCGGAGAAATCGGCCAGTCCTCGCGGCATCGTC